TAGCATCAAAGGTCGCGCTGTCCTCGCCGTCGCTATAGGTAATCTCGCCGCCCATGACGTAGGCGGTGGCCCGCAGGGAGGCCTCCAGGATGGCCGTCAAACGGTTGGACATTGGACCTTTTCGAAGACGCGGAGGTTGTGCTTGAACCAGGGCAGCGTGGCGGCGGCCCGCAAAAGGGAGGGGTCGGTTTCGCGGTAGCCGTTGGCCACGAAAATCCGCGTCACGTAGTGCGGATCGCGCTCGTTGACGTGCCCGAAGCCATCTTTTCCCGGCACACACCAACTGATCACGATCCCGCGGCGGGCGGCGCCGAAAAGGTTTACGAGGAATTCGCTCTCCAGGGCCGGCGGGATGTGCTCGGCCACCTCCAGGCAAATCGCCCAATCGGCCGAGATCTCGGGCGGGAGCGGCCTCGTTAAGTCGTGAACAAAAATCTGGCCGTTGGCCTGGCTGATGGCCTCGGTATGCGGATTCCCGTCGCAACCCGTGGCCTCGATCTGGGCGTCGCGGAGGGCCGCAACGTAGCGTCCTGGGCCGCAACCGAGGTCCAAGACGGTCTGTCCGGCCAAACGCTCACAGAGGGCCGCTGCGAGTCCTGAATCGAAGAGGTGTCGCTCCTCCGTTTGGTCGGTCCATGCTCCCGTCGGCAGGATGGTCTTCTCGGCGGCCTGGCGGGCCCATTTCGATTCTTCGTCGCCTTCCTTGAATTTTCCCCACGGCTCCCAATTCGGAAAGCTGAAATCGCCAATGTGCCCGAGGCGGACTTCGCGGGTGGCGACGATCCTCCCACCATGCTCCCAAAGGGTGCGGCTGAAATACCAGTCTTCCGACTCCCGCTGGGACTTGGCCTGGCCGTCGGCCTGGCGGTACACGCGGGTGGGAAAATTGAAGCAAATCGGGACCGTGCCGTCCGGCTCCGTCGTGCGGAAGACGGGCCGCCGCAGGTCGCAAACGATGCACCCGGTACCGCTTAAGAGCATCTGGCCGGGGAATCCGATATCCGCGGCCTCGAACGTCGGCGGCATGCGATGGATTTCGTGCATCGTGAAGCGGCGGTATGGCTCCCAAGGATCGTCCGGGTCGCCGATGCCGCAGTTGGCGATGCCCCTGGCATCCTTGATCGGAACGATCACCGAGACGGCGTCGGCCTGGTGGCGGTCGCAAATGTCCAACAGGATGTCGCCCCAGCCGGGGTCGACGTCCGAATCGGCATGCAACATGGCGAAGTGCGAGATCTCGCCGGCGGCGGCCATGTTCAGGGCGTCGACCCATAAAACGTTGAAGGCGTCCCATGCGGCCAGGGGGCTGTTGAGGAGGGTCACTTCGTGGCGACCCACGGTGAACGTGTGCAGGCCGCGCGCAGCGGCAAAGGATAGGCTGGGGCCCGGGAACCCCAGCGCTACCTTGTAGCCCTGAACAGGGACGCCTGCTGCGCTCATTTGCCCCCCTCCGGGCTAGAACAACAATTCGAGCGTCATGCTCTTGGCGGCGCAATTTCCGGCGTTGGTGGAGCTGACCACCTTGGCCCGCACGTACCGCAAGCAATTGCTCGGCAGCTTGGCTCGGAACGTTCCGGCCGCGGCTCCGGTGTTGCCCGTCTGCACGATGCATCCGGTGGCGATCGCCGTCGCGGTCGCAAAGTTGGCGACCGAGGAGCATTCGAGCGTGTAGGTCGTGGTGACCGTGTCCGGCAATTGGCCGGTGGTCAAGGCCGGGGCCGAAAGCAGCAGCTCGCACAGCGCCAACTGGGCGGCGTTTTGACTGGGCGCCGCTCCGAGGTCGAGGGCCGTGCCTCCGACGGTGCCCGCGGCCGCCGGTAGAGCGTCAGTTGCGATGAGTTTTTCATCGCGGAGGTTTAACAACTTGGTCATGGGTCAGGTTTCCTTGTGTGCGAAAACGGAAAGTGGATCGGACGCGGTCGGGCGGCGGCGACTAGAGGGCGAGCGTTTCGGTGGCGATGATCCCCGAGCTGACATAGATCGGGATGGCGTTTCCGGCGATGCCCATCACTTCCGTCGGGAACGGGGCCGGTGCGCCGGTCGGGTTCACGGCGGTGCGGCCGGCCTGCAGTTGGCCGTGGGACCGCTTGCCCATGAAAATCGCGTCCGGTGTGGTTCCCTCCGGGAATTTTGCCAGCGCGGTGGAAATCAGGGCGTCGGTCAGGCCCTTCCCGCTGTCGGCGGTTAATTTCTTGATCCGCACGACGCTCAACAGGCTGGCGACCTGCAGGCCCGGGTAGCCCAGGAAGGTCTGAACGTAGGCTTCCATGTAGCTCTCGGGGGTCGTGCCCATCGGGACGCTCTCGATGCGGATGTCGCTGGGCTGGAGTTCGCCGTTGTTGCCCCAGACCCATTGCACGTGCTTCGGTCCGAAGCGGACCAACCACACGCTGCTGCAGGTGCTGTCGGTCGTGCCTGCGGCATCGACGGACATGTTGGTGGCGTCGTACATGTCGAGCAGGCCGGGAAATGCCTTGGCGTTGGCGAGGCCGCTGGCGGCGCCGTAATAAAACTGCTTGCTGAGGGCCTGCATCTCGCCTTCGAGGGTGCCTTCGGCCTCCTGGGCGATGAAGACCAACGCGCCGTCTTCGTGCCGGTCGGCGACGGCCTTGTCACACTGCCACCGCGGGTTGAGAATGTAGGTCTCAACCAGGCGGTTTTCGTATTGGTGAACGTGGGGCACGACGCCCTCGTTGGCGTTGCGAAAGCTGCCGGCGGTGTTGCCGAGGCCGACGCGGACGAGGGTCTTGTAATTCAGACCTTTGATCGTGCGCGCCGAAATAACCCGCAATTCGGGATGGACTTTGGTCGTTTCGTCGATCAGGCCGACCACGGCGTCGCTGCCGTTTGCTCGGGCGATGTCGAGTAGGGTGGGGAGTGCCATTGTGTGTACTTTCGTTTCTGGCGTGGTGTGGATTGGGAAAACCGACTATCCGTTATCGGCGGACACGTCGTTATGGGTTTTGGGACGGACTGCGGCTCTGGGGCAGGGTGAACGCGGCGGCGAAGGCCGCCTGTGCGGGTGTGATGCCCAATTTCGGCTTCTCGCCGGCGGCGGTCTTTCCGCCGCCACTGACCGGCTTCTGCTCGCCGAGGTTCAGCGAGGCGATGCGGGCGTCGGCGGCGGTGACCTTGGCCTCGGCCGCGGTCAATTTGCCCTGCAAGTCGGCCAGGGCGGCGGCGTGGGCCGTGTCGCGGCCGGCGATGGCCTCGGCATGCTGGCCGCGCAACTGCTGGCAAAACTCCGCATAGCATTCCAGCAGGGGCTTGTTCTCGCCGAGCGGGCCCCAGTTGGCCGCCAACTCGGCGCCGAAGCGGTCGGAGTAATCCTTGGTCTGGGCCACCAATTCGGCGCGGACTTCGTCGGCGCTCTTCGTGGTCGTGGATTCGGTCGCTGTTGCGGGCATATCGCCCTCCTGGGAAAAAAGGTTGACGGTCAAGGTCACGTCTTCGCCTTTCCCGGCCACGGAAAACTCGCTATCCGTGTACGGGTCGGCGCCGTATGGGCAAACTGCAATTCCGCGCAGCAAGCATTGGCGGATCACGGTCAGAGGGCCCGGCACGCTGCGGCCGTTTACCACGGCGGCGCTTCCGGGCTGGTATTCTTCTAAGACCAGGCCGTTCGACGAATCGAATTTGATCGAGGCTTCGTAAGGGACGCCGGCGGCGCCCTTGGCCGCGATCTCGGAGGCTCGGTCGCCTGGCTGGACGCTCACCAACTGGCCGGCGACGACGAGTTTCCCGTCGGACTTCTGTATGTTGTCGGCGAAACCGACGATTTCGTCGGGGTTGTGGCAATAGTCCAAGGTTAAGCGGTTTTTGGTCAGTTGCATCCCAGCGTTGTCGATCACCATGGGGCCCCAAAACCAATGATTGAAGACCTGGCCGCTGCTGGCCGTCAGCTTGATCGGCGCGCGGCCGGCCGCGGCTCCGTCGCCTCCGGCGAATTCGAACGGGCCGGCGGCCAGTTGGAATGCGCGGGCGGGGACTTTTCTTTGTTTGGTGGCGGCCATGGTCACTTTCCTTTCGCGTTGGCCCCGATATTGGTGCCGTCGGCGAGTTGTTTGGCGAGTTCGGCGTCGACTGCGAAGGTCAGGGTGACGCCCTTGGCCCTGGCGTAGTCGTTCGCCTTGGCGATCTCGTCGATGTTGTCATAGAAGTCGCCCTGGTCCGCCTCGACGCACACCCGTTGCGGGGTCGTCAGGCCGCCGGCGATCGCCTTGAGGTTCGCGGTCACTTCCTCCAAGGGCCGCCACCATGGCATTCCCCGCGGCACCCACAACCATGGCTTGTTGGCGACCGTCATCCCGGCCGGCAGCGTGATCCGCTTGCTGCGGATCAGTTGGCTGTACTTAAACGCGGTGATGAAGTTCAACAGCCGGCGAACGCGGCGGCGTTTCGGGTCGCAAGAGCGGTCGTAGCTCAGCCAAGCCGTCTTGTTTCCAAAGAAGTTCGCGACGCTCTCGTCGAAAAGGCCGTATGGCAGGTCGAGGCTTTTCAGCGCGATCTGCGTCACGAACCGCCAGAAATCCTGCAAGTTCCCGCCCGGGTTGTCGCTGTCGAGGAATTTGGCGTCGTCGCCCGGGTCGAGGTCCAGGAAGACCGGGCCGCGGCCGAAGTCGACTGTATAGGTGCCGCGGATCGGGTTCCCGTCGGCGTCCCTTTCGTACTCGATCGCGCCGGCGGCCTTGTCCGCGTTGCGGGTGATGGCCATGGCGAACAGCGAGGCGACCTTGCTGCGGACCATCGCATAGTCTTCGGCCTCGTAGATGTCGCGCAGTTGGTTGTAGGCCGTGGCGACCGGCGAAACGCCGCGGGCCTGGTCGTAGCGGTTGCGGTAGGCGTGCAGATGCATGTTCGCCGCGGGGACGCGGCGTTCAAACTCAAACCAGGTCCAGCCGTCGATGCGGCGGTGGATCGCGTATTCGATCGGCCGGCCGCTCGGCGTGGTGTGGACGCCGTTGTACCAGGTCTCGTCGGGGACGGCGCCGTAGCTGGCAAAATACGAGACCGCGTTGCTCGGGTTTCGTATGCGGTCGGCCTCGATGCCCTGCACCCGGCCGCCATCGGCGTCGACCAGCAGGGTGCCGCAATCGCCGTCGACGACGGCCATCATCTCGTTGATCTGGATGAATTCATCCAGGTCGTGGACGGCCAGTTCGTCGAAGCGATCGGCGGCGAATTCCTCCTGCATGGTGGCGTCAATTTCATCGTCCAGCACGTCGTCGCCGGTCTTCGAGTGGAATCGGTGCTCGCACACATAGTTGATGTGCTGGCGGATCATCCAGTCCAAAAGCGACGAATTGCGCCTGAGGTCGCGCATATTCCCGATGAGTTGGCGGCGTTGCTCCTGCCCGAGGTGCCGGTCCTCATGGGCGGTCGTCATCCTGAGGGACTTGCGACGGCCCTTGGGATTCAGGGCGTCATAGGCGGCGGCATTCACCTCGGTGGGCGGGGCGGCGGTCTCGGTGAATTCGGCGACGCCCGAAGTGGACACGTCGCAGAGGGTGCAGCCGGGGCCGTTGCTCATGCTTGTCACCAGCCTCCCAGGAAAACGGACGCGGCGACCGGCCGATTCGTTTGCGCGTTCGCGTCCTCGGCCTCCAGGCGTCGCAACTCTTGACGCAAAGACTTGGGGTCAAAGGCGGTATGCGTGCCATCGGTGCTTACACTGGTGGCTCCCGTTGCTAAGAGGGCCTTGATCTCGGCAATCTTCGCGGAATTGTCGGGCATTTGCGCAGACTAAGCGTCCGGCGGCGGCGCGTCAACGTTTTTGGGGGTGAAAGAATCGGGATTCCCGATTGTTTTTTCCGCGACCCGGTTTCGGTGCTCCTGCTCGATGTAGTATTGGCCGCAATTTTTGCAGCGGACGCGGCGCCAGACAATGTGCGTCCGCGGCTGGCCGCTGGGCATCGTGCCGGCGGCCTCGCGCTCGATTACGATGCGGATCGATTCCCTCTCTGTGCTCCGGCAACTCGGGCAGGCGGCCGGGATGACGGCCACGACGAGGTGCTCGCTATTAGGCATGCCGGCGGGGCGGCCGGCATGGTGGTCTGTTTTTTTCTTCGACATGGCGGCTCCTAAAGGGACGGGTTAAAGGTATTGGACGCGCGGGGCTGTCGGCGACCGTTGCGGCGCACGCCGCGGTTTTCCCCACTCGGGCACGTGGCAGCCGGCGGACAGCGCGCCGACCATCGATCCGACGAGGCAATCCCACCAGTGGTTGTCCGCGTGCGGCATCAGCCATTCCCAAGCGTCATACGTGAGTCCGGCGGCGGTGATCTCCTGCGGCGCCTCCGAAATGCAATGGTCGGCAAAGAGGGCATGCTCCCGCGGCTCGCTGCCGAATAGTTCGATGCCTCCGGCCGTGGCGACCGGCATTGCGAGGCGGGCGGCCACGAGGCTCTTGCAGGCGTTCGTGTCGATGGTGACCCACCGATTGCCATCAGTCGGCGGAAGGATCCTCCAAACGCGGCCGTCGATCATGCCCTCCTTTGGCGGCAACGTGTGCAATGGCGGCTTGCGGATCGATCCGCTGCCGTACCCCTGGGCGGCCCATACCGTCCTGCCGGCCTGCGGGTGGCGGCGGCAAAACTGCTTGACCAAGGCGTTCGCCTCGCCCCACCTGGCGTCGATCAGCAATTTGCCGATGTGGAATTCGGCGTCGTCTTCGCGGATAAACGTCGCGGCCAAAAGGGTATTGGTGAGGGCCTCCAGGCCGGCATGGAGCCAAGCGTCCATGCTCATCGTTTTGCTTTCCATGGACTTCGGTGCGGTGGCCTGGGCGAAGTACCGCAAGGGCTGCTTGGGGTAGGTGCCGTAATCGATCACGGTACCGGCCAGGGGGTCGCTCCAAGCCGAAACGACGTAATAGAGCAGTCGCTTGTGGACGTCGATGTACGCGGTTACGTACTCGGCGGTCTTGGGGATCGTTCCGCGGGCCAGGCCGTTGATTTTGTGGGCGATCTGGTCGGCGGTCAACGGGCGGCGGATTGATTCGCCGGGGATGGGCTCGTTTTGATATTCGGAAAAGAACGTTTCCCGGTCGCGGATCAGGAGTTTCATGGCGTGTTCGAGCGCCGAAACGTCGCGGCTGGACTTGCGGGCTATCCAGGCCACCTCGCCGCCGGCGTCCATGGCCTGGCGGTGGCGGCGGTAATGGCTGCGGGCCGGGCTGCCATCGCCGTCGCGGGCCAGATCGTCCTTCAGAAGCTGGGCGTATTCGTCCCAGAGGTCGGTTCGCGTGGGGAATGCATAGATCATCTTCATGCGTTCGCCCTGCCAGTCGGGGTGCTTCTGGCGGTCGAGGAGGTTGTCCATCACGTCGCCCTTGCGAATTACGGTTCCGCAAACCACGGCCGCGGGCGTCATCCCGGGTCCGGCCATCCCCAGGATCTTGCCGGTGATGGCCTTCTCTCGCTTTCCGCATTCGACCGGCGAGTAGGCCGATTCGTCGGTTTGCAGGTCGTCTCCGATGATCATGTCAGGTCGCAGGATGCTGCCGTCCTTCAATTTGTGTCTCAACCCGCGTAGTTTCCCGCCTTCGATGCCCGTGCCGACGATCACCACTCCGCTGGACTGGCTGCCGGCGATCGTGGGGAAAATCAACATTCCGGCGGTCCGTCCGATCAGCGTCAGTTGGCCGTTGCAGCGCTGGCCTTTCGCGCGGTTGTTGCTCTGCTCGAGCGCGCGAAAGGGAAAAACTACTTCAGGAAAATCCTCCAGCAGAATGTCGTTGTTCTCTAGTGTGCTATTGATGCTGTCCACCATCCCAGTGCCAAAATCGCCGACCGCGGCGATCAGGGCGATGAATTTTCGTAGGCCCTTCAGGCCGGCCCAAAGGCAGGCGGCTTCGCAGAGCGTGCTCTTCCCCGATCCGCGCGGCATGGCCTCCGCAAAATTACCCCCGACTGTCACCGCGTTTTCGATTTTCCTCGCAACTTTTTTTTGGTCGTCTGAAAAGGCCCAGGGAAACGCGCTGGCCAGGTATATCCGGCAAAAATCGAGCAGGGAGGCCATCCCGCGGATGCGGCGACGTGGGTTCCTAATCGGCGGAATTGGCCCGATGTCGCGGCCGACGCGGGCCTGTTGCTCTTGTCGTTTGGCGGCGCGTTCGCGGTGCCATCGGTATGCCAGGCTTCCGGGCATCGGTAATTACTCGCAAAACGGTAAGGCGGCACATTTCGGCGAGGCTAATCCCCTCGTCTTCGAAGCCCAAGGCGGCCAGGTGGGCGCGGGCGGCGGCGGCGTCGCTATCGGTGGCGGCGGCCGACATCGCCGTTCCCAGCGGTGCAGGATCCGGGGCCGGCGGCGCGGAGAGGGTCAGCAGCCGATTGATTTCCCGCTGCACGGCCAGGGCCGTTTTCGCGTCCTCGCTCCCTAGTGCCCGGCGGTAACAGTCATTGAGGCGGACCAGGGCCGTGCCCATCTGTTCGTTCCGGTCCCACCTGGCTGCGATCGCGATTCGCGTCTGGGCCTCCGCGATCGCGGTGGCCGCGGCGTCGCCGGCGAGCCCCAATTTTCCGACCGCCTCGGTAATGGTCGACCGGCCCACGCCCGAAACCAATAGCAGAATGATCTTGTCCAGGGCCCCCTCGGTCGCTTCCTGCGGTTCGTCTCGCCTGCGGGCAGATCCGGCCGCGGATTGCGTACACGGCCTCCCAGCCGATGCGATAGGCGTTCGAGCCAGCTTGCTTCGCCTCGACGAGCAGGATTCCGGCGTCCCGCGCGTCTGCGATGATGGAGCGGAGTTTCGAGCGGCCGCATGACGGGCCGCCGGCGGCGCAGAGGATCGTCTTATCGCCTCGCTCCGGTTGCCACGCGGGGCCGTGGCCCTCGCCCGGGCCTGCAAATTTCGCCGGCCGTGTTTGCGGGCGTTGGCTACCAAGGGGTGGTGCGAATGCTTCCTCTTTAGGGGGTCATCGGTCATTTTTTGTGCGTGAAAGAAAGTGTGTGTTGGCGGCGTTGGGTTGCT